CAGAAGGATCGTGCCCCAACAACCACGCAGGCCATGCAACAGATACCGAAATAGTCTTCATAAATCGCGGCGGGATATTAATAATCAGGCGCTTTATACCGCCTTTTGAACATGCCGTTAAATAGTCCGCTATTAAATCAATATGCCAATTGCTGGAAAATTCTGTGCTAGGGTCAACCGTCCTGAAGACTTTATGCGTAAAGCTTGCCAGGTCATGGCGTAAAATCGCCTGTAGCACTCTTTCTTTGTCGTCAGCTTCCTGCATTTTCCGACATTTTTTGCTTATTTAAAAACTCACGGATTATAATTTCATCTTCAGGCGAGGGAACTCGAGAGACTATATTCACGGTCTGAGGCAGGACTTCATCAGCCCGCTCAAAGAATTCTCTTATCGCCGTCACATCTCCCTTGATTGCTTTTTTATAAAGCGCTATGAGCAGGGCCTGAGATGCAGTTATTTTCTTCTTGTTCCTAAAAAAAGTCCCAGATGGATTGTCAATCTGATGATTGAGCAGCTCAACCATCAGAGTTTTAAAGTTTATCGAACCTTTTTTTCTGCCAGCTGGATTGCCAGATTGACCAGGCTTAAAAGCTTGTGGTGGTAATTTTCTTATGTTTTCTGTCATTTTTTGCTGTTTTTTTAAAAAGTTTTTTTAAAACCATAAAAAACTTTACTTAAAAAAATCTAATCCGTCAAGCTGTCCAGCTGTCCAGCTCATTAAAAGTCGAACCAGAAGTCTCGTGTATGGCGTCTTTTTTTGTTTCCTTCTGCCAGCGCTTTACAATCATATCGCTTTCTTTCTCTGGCTTTCCGCAAATTAGTCTATGCCCGCCCAGAATCCAAACATCTCCTAACATAGTCACGGTTTTTTCTTGCGGCTCTACATCTCCGCCTTCCTCCGCCATATCAGCAACATCAATATCAATATCAAAGCCGAGTGCCTCCATTAAGTCCACATCATTTATATCAAGCAGCTCCGTGTTTAATAAATCGTCGTCCCAGTCGGAAAACTCTGCAACTTTATTATCTGCCAAACGCAATGCTTTTATCTGCTTTTTATTTAGTCCTGATGCAATATGCACTGGTACAAACTGCATATTAAGTCTATGCGCTGCTTTTAGCCTGGTATGTCCAGCGATAATCTCATAATTTTCATCGACTATTATAGGCGACCTGAAACCGAACTCAGCTATACTGCGGACTACAGCGTTAACCGCCTCATCAGATATTTTTCGCGGGTTTTTTGCGTACGGTTTTATCTTTGTTATTTCGATTTCTTCTGAGTGATGTTTTTTTGTCATGATTTTTCTTTACCCAATCAGTTTTTCGGCGGGAATTGGCGGATCAATTCTTATCACATAATAAATAGCAATTATATAGCAGCTTTTTATAGTCGATTTTGCGCCAAGAAACGGGGTTGCCTCGCACCAGTCATCAACTCTCACCCTTCCGCCGTCGGCATATTTTTCGAGTGTGGCGGCGATATGCTTAAGAGACTTATTTACCGCCTTTTCTGCCTGTTCGTGCTTAGGGATTTCTGGACTTAATTTAAATTTAGACTGCGTGCCTCTTTTTTTAGGATCATCTATTATAATCTCTTCGCAGCAATGATTTTTTGCATGATCAATTACAATAGCTTTTTCTAAAGAGCAGACTATTTTCGCGGCGGTTTGCTTTAATCGAATAATTGCGATTATTTTTTCCATTTTAGTCTCCTTCTATCTGTTTTTTCGCGCGAGGGCGCATTTCTATAATTTTCTCAATAAAAGCCCTATTTTCTTTGCTTCTGTTGCTGCCGCTATAATCGTGGAACTCCTGATTGCAATCGCAGTACCATCCCTCTCCAAGCTCGGTTAACTTTTGCTTGCAATCTGCTATTTCCTTGTCTTTTTTGTTGATTAATTCGCCCAATTTGCATTGATAGTCCACGAAAGCGCCAATATCCTCCGCAGCACGATTAATTCTTTCTGTCGCTGCGCATCTTAAAGCGTCTGAAAAAGTCTCAAAAGTTGGTAGTATTTTCCCGCTCCGCTCTACTTTAAAGCTGCCGTCCGCCTGCCTAAGTAAATAAACTCCGCCGTAGTGATAGAAAGAGGAATTGATACCGCACATTTGCTTAAGTATATACTCTCCATCCCCCCGCCCCCGCTTAAATATCTCGTACTCGCCGATACAATCAGCAACATACGCACGCTCGGAGTACTCCATACTAAAAACTTTTTGGCCTATCTGCGGTTCTCTTATCATTTTCTTTAGTCTCCTTTGTTTTCTGTTTTTGGCGCATCAATATGATCCAATTTCATCGTCAGCGGTCATTTTTTTAAAAACAAAACGCTGCAAATCAGTAAAAATAGCCCACTTTTCCCAAAGAACAGCATCCTTAAGGCACTCTACTGTAAGGCCATTCACCATTTTTCGGCGTATATTCTCATCGGCCCCCCTCAATAAATTTTGGGCGTACTCGCCGAACGCTTCAGTGGGCGAAGCAGCCAGAATTTCTTGTATTTCTTCCGAGCCTGGCTTTCTAAAGTAATAATAATTTGTCATTTTTTAGTCTCCTTTGTTTTCTGTTTTTGGCGCATCAATATTTGTCATCTCCAATGCCCCTTTATCTTTTTGCGAAGGCGGACTGATTTTATATCACTGACAATTTCGGCTATAGCCTTGTCAACTCGCGCCCAAATCCGATCGACATTTTGCTCGGCGCTGTACCCGCTAGGGTGTTCTTTGCGCCAGGCTTCGATTTCTTCGGCATTGAGCCTGCCAGCGTGCTCTCTGCAGCTGCACAAAAGGCGGGGGTTTTTTTCTGGCAGCGAATGATTGAGCTCGGAAATATGGCAATAGGCGGAAAAAATCTTTTCACGCTGCTCCTTGATTTTTACATATTTCTCTGCCGTTTCTTTTCGGCTTTTTTCCCAATCAAGGACTAATTTTGCCTGATCCCTGAATAAGTAGGCGAGGCCGTTTGCTTTCCACTCCATCTGCTGCGTGATTGCGCATTTGCAAGCGTCCATGTAGTCCTCGAAGACTGGTATCCAGCTATGGTGCAACATGAGCTCAAAATGACTGCCATTTCGCGGGTGCAGGGAGGCATCCATTGCATTCCAATATAAGCTTTTTTCGCTGCGTAAGTAGTACACCTCTTCTTTTTTTTGCGAATCGCTATCATGCGAATAGTACACCTCTTCTTTTTTTTCCTTGACTACAAATTTTATTATGCCCGCTGCGACAATACTACTCCCCCCTTTGATAGGATTCACGCCATAAACTATCTGGCCTATTTGCGGTTCTTTTATCATTTTACCTCTTGTTTTTTTTGTAGTATTTTCGCGCATGCCCAGAATTTAACATTTGCCTTGACAAGTCGCCGCCGCTGTTACTGCAGGCCGCTAAAGTCCTGCCATAACGATCTTTGCCGCGCCTAACGCAATGGACTTTTTCGCCAGCAATCATTGTTTTCATTTTTTCTTTTGCCGCTCTCCCGCTGTAGGACGGCATCTCAGGCGAATCAATCTCCGTTAATCTAATGCGCTCTTTACCGCATTTTAGAGTGTCACCATCAATTGCCGAGCAGCTTAAGGCTGCAGCCGCGACTAAGACTAAAAACATTTTGTTTCTCAAAAATTAGAGTTTTTAGGGCTATTTTGTCTCTCAGGATTTGGTGGCGGCGGAAAGGAGACAAAACCAAACCGCCGCCATAGTAGACTAGAAAGGAATTTCATCGTCTATTGATAGCGGCCTAACGCTATCATCTGGACTAGATTTTCTTTCCTGCGCAGACATCGAGACAGCACCAGGCAAAACATATTCCTTGACGACGTTCCGATCTCCATACTGTCCAGACTTGTCTTTTTGCGTGACAATCCTTGCTTTACCAGACTTTCCGACAAGATTTTCCGCGACAACCTCGCCAGCGTCATAAGCTTCAGAGTTTTTTATTGCGGCGCAAAAATTGAATATTTTATACTGCATATCTATCAATAAATAGTCGTAGATTACTCTAGCGTGTCCGTTCATATCCCAGATAAGCAGTTTAATTTTAAGCATTGCATTACCAGCTTTTGACACAGTCTCTTCAGCCGTCGAAACCTCAAAATCATAGATTCCATCTGGCAAAATGCCTCTCGCTTCGAATGCTTCCTTCTGCAGTTCTTCTTTTGTTTTTGGTGTAAACTTCATTTTTAGTCTCCTTTTTTGTTTTTAAGAAAGTTGATTGCGTTATCCATGCGCGCGCGTGGCATATCCTCAAAAGCAAGTATTCCTGCGCTTTGCAGCCATTTTAATTGCTGCTCCTCAGAAATATTTTGCTCAGATATAAGTTTAAAAAACTCTTCGAGCTGCTCAGGCGTGGCGACGGAAGAGGCTTGCGGCTCGCGCTCAAGTATAGAACCGTAGCGCTTTGAAAACTCTGCAAAAGTCCAGGGGAAAACCGCGCCATCTGGAAATTCTGTAAGCCTGGACTTTTTGACCTGCGCGACCCTGCTCTCGCCCTGCTTGCGTATCTGCAGGCATAAGTGCAACTCATACTCGAGCTTAGACCAGCAGTCAAAAGTAGTTCCTATTTCGGTCCTTTCTCCCTTGGAGTCCGTACCAAATTGAGGGGCCTCATGTGCCACCAGGATTACATTCATGTCGAGGTGCGGCAGCTTAGACACGAGCTGCTGCATCTTACGTACTGCAGGCTTTTTATCAGCGCCGAAGCCGTTTTTGTCTCCAAGTCTACTAGATTCCGCCGCTATATCCGCCGCAAAAATCTTGCTTATTGAATCTATTACTAGTGTTTTATATCCGTGGCTTGTTGAGCATAGCAAACTTATTTGCTCGAGCAGGACATCAAAAGACAGCGCGCCATTATCTGGCCCCAAGTACACTCCGCCAGACTTTTTGAGTTTATCCATATAGTGCGGGAGGTTCGCGCCTCCCTCTGAGTCTATGTAGTAAACGGAAGGAAAGTCCAGTGCTGTCCAGGTTTTACCAACGCCAGCTCTGCCATAGATTAACATTTTTGGTTTATTTGCCTCGACGTCATGCGGGGCAACAGCACGCAATTTAAATTTAGTCATTTTTTGTCTCCTTTTAGAATTGTCATTTTGTTATAGAGTTTTTTACTGTTTGCGCAAGGCTTTTTATTTTGCACTCGCAAAATATTTTTCGCCCGTGTAATCTTGCACCACCTCCATAGGGTCTAAAGCCGCGAAAAACTGCATCTGCAGCCAAAAAAAACTCATCATAAGAGCCAGGCAAAAGAAATTTTCCATCGATCTACGCATGGCTCCTGCTCCTTTTGTGCTTGATAAAATCAACAACATTTGGATTTTTGGCTTTAAGTCTGGCCTCCATCGAATCAACCATGATATCAAGCGCGCGGCGCATATCTTGCTGAGATACTCCTGGCCCTCCCGCCTGCTCGAGCTGCGCATTGGCAAGCAGTACTTTATGTAGCATCTCAAGTACGTCTTTATTTTTTAAAGATGCATCCATGTAGTCCCCTCTTTTTGTGCGTTCGATTAAATTTTTTATTTCTCTTTGGATTTTTAAATGCTCTATCATTTTTTGTCTCCTTTTATTTTTTTAAAATGATAAAAAACATTTTACATCCTATAAAAAACAAATGCAAGAACAAAATAACTAAAAAGGTGAAAAACTATGAATAAAAGCAAATTATCAGTTGAGCCGCTCGAAAAAGACATTTGCAAAGCTTTTTTTAGTGCCGTGTTGATGCTCGAGGGACTCCGCCAGATGATACCAGGGGCTTACTTTTTGCACATCCCCAACGGGCAGAGAGCGGGCGCATGTACTGGAGGCAGGAGAAACGCACGGGGGGCTTGCACTTGCGTGGGTTGCAAACGGCGTATGATTGCTGGAGGCATAGATAGATCAATGGGCGCAATATCTGGCACTGCAGATTATCTTTTTAAGCGCCCAGGTCTAACTCTCTGGCTTGAGGCCAAGACAAAGACAGGCCGCCAATCTCCAGAGCAAAAAGCCTTCCAGGAGAAGGTCGAAAAGTGCGGAGACACTTATCACCTTTTCCGCTCCGTAGATCAGGGCCTGGACATACTTAAGCAAGAGGGTTTTTTTGTGGAGCGGGGACAATCGCATTAATAAAAAATGCAATAATTATCAGAGGCAGAAAGCAGGCAAAACCTACGATTCTCCTTGCTTTTCTGCATAATTTCCTGATTCTTTTTTTTGTATTGCGTGTCATTTTTTACTCCGTCAAGATGTTAAAAAAAATCGCTAGACATTGCAGGCCCTTTTTCTTCTGTTTTAGCGCTTCGGCATGTCCGCACGTAGTGCCATAGCCAAGGCTCTTACTTTACTTCTGTGCGCGGAGAAAATCCGCCTTACTGTGCATGTTTTACCCCGCCATACATCAATTCTGGATCAATCCCCGCTAAGATGGATCTAAGCATGGAGCCGTAATTTTGGGTAATCATCCGCTGTTTTATCTCCATATTTACCTGAAATACAACGATATTTCCCGACTTTGAGCAAGTCATTTTTTCGAAAAATGACCTAAAAACCCCCTCGCCGTAAAGCTCCATAAGCCGCCCTCTAACCGCGGTAAAGAGCGGGTCTCCTGGCACCTCCACGACGGCAACAGGCGCTGCATCAAAAAGCCCTGGCAGGCCCTCGCTATCAAGCCAAGGCTCGTGTTTGAGCCACTTTGCAGGATATGGCGGCGGTGGCTGCCAGTCCTGCGCGCCCCTCGGAACGGCCGCCCAGCGCCGATTAGCGGCATCTAAGCAGGCTAGGATTTTTTCAGCCCCGACCTTCTTTGCGGCTGTTTTCCAGGCTTTCAGCGCCTCTTTTTTTTCTTTTCGCATTTTTTCGGGATATTTTTTCCAAAAATCCAAAAAATCCTCGGGGAAAACAAAATCCGAGGAAACCGACTTTTCGGTTTTCGCGGTTTTATCTTTCTTTCTTTCTTTCTCTATCTCTGTCTCTCTCTCTAGGCTAGCACTTTGATAGCACTCTGCTAGCAAGTTGCTAGCACTTTGCACCAGGTCTTGATTTATAACAGTTTTTTCCGCGTCATGTCGGTTTAGTCCAGGGGAAATATCGGCGTTTTCGCCGCCAGAAATATTAACATTTTGACCGACATTTTTTGCCGCCTCTTGCTCGCTGTAGCACTCTGCTAGCAAGTTGCTAGCATCTTGATAGCAACTTGCTAGCGGACACTGCTCTTTATCGGTCAGCGCTAAAAATCCTTTATCTACAAGCTCTTGGATATGCTCTGAGGTTATAGGAGCTGATATAGCGCCCTGCTGCCGTATATATGATAGATCGTATGGGATGGTGCCCTCGATTGTGCGAGATGCGAGGAGGTATAGAGTAAAAAGGAGTAGCTTTGACGTGTCGGTAAGTCCGACATACTCATATGTCTGGAGCAAAGAGCTATATAGCTTTATCCACTCCGGGCGGCGATCTTTGTAGTGCTGGAGATTCTGCCAGTTTTTTATCTGCATTTGGATTCCTTTCGCTAAGGATGCGCAAAAAATGGTGGGGCGGAGTCCGCGTTGCGTGCGCGGTTTTCGGGGATCAGCCTATCCGCCCCATAAACAAGATCAAAAATTAAAAAAACTTATCTCCTTTATATCAGTTGATATGGTAAAAAGCAATTTTTAGTTACAATGCAAAGCGCAAATTTTTTTCGGATGAAAACGGCTTTTATCGGTGTAGATATGTATCGTCTTTATGCGCCATTCATGTTCTTTTATCTCCTCTTCGGTAACTTTTATTTGGCCAACAGACCTGCCCGCCAGTCTTAAAAAAATCGTATCTTTGTAGATTTTTCTGTTCCACCTACAGCCAGTTTGTAGCACTTTTTTTTCTATTTTTGTGGCGTAATCAGGGTGACTAACCAGACTAATCTGCCGCAAAAAAATCAGAGGATGCGGAAAGCCAGGAACATCTATATACTGCATGACTTGATCCAGACTAATCTGCTGCCTAATGTATCTTTGCAATGCCAGGGCCGCCTCTGCAGCTCTGTCAATCGGCATTTTTTTTGCTCTGCAAGTAATCTACTGCAAGCTGCGCATAGCCAGCAATGTCTGCCCAATGATCCAAAAATCCTGCATCTCCAGAGGCTATCCTAGCAAGCTTTAGCGCTATCATGTCGCGTGCAAGCAAAAGTTCATCTGGCATGTCAACGGTGCTGCGGAGGATTTTTTTTATTCTGTTGTAAGTCGCGGCGCAGTCTGAATAGTCTCCGTGCGTTTTTTCGCGCTCAGAAATTATTTGGTCTGTTGATTTTTCTTGCATTCTTTTTCCTTTTTATAAAGGGAGGCGAATCCGCCCCCCCCCTCTAGCATTTGATTATTACTCTTTATCGGGCATTGAGAGATGGATATTTATCACATCATCATTACTGCAGCGATCAACTCCCTTTCCGTCCTTTCCTCTTCTCCCGACTAAAAGTATGTGGCCGCGAAAAAGTCTTACAAACAAAAATTTATTCGCCTCCTGCACGCTGTAATCCCGAAAAAACTCTTTTAAAGAGCCACCGCCGCTCCCGCCACGAGTGCCACGTACATAAAAGCCATCTATCTTGCCTTTTCCCTCCGCTGTGCGCAAAGTGCCAAGGCCCCAATGGATCCAGCCAAGCGGCGCAGGTAGAAACTCGTCAAGCAAGGCCTCAAAAGCGAGGTCTTTTTTTGTCATTTTGTAAAAGTGTTTTTTATCCATTTTTTGTCTCCGTTTTTTGTTTTTTTCGGGATATATTTTTTAAACATATAAGCTCCCCCTCTTAGATTAAATTACAGCTGGTATTAAATTTTTTATCTCTGGCGGTGCAACGTAATGATAACCAAGAGGATTATTGCGCCCGTAACGCCAGATATAAGAGATCAGCAGCCCTGCTGCAGCATGCTCATCACGCCCGCAAAAAATGTTCTGACCGCCACCGCCAAAATGCCCGCTTATTGTAGCGCGGTAAACTCCGCCAATTTTGTAAATTGCAATTACTGTTGGTTGCCTTGTTTTCATCTTTTTTTTCTCCGCGCTATGTATTATAAATCAAATTTATCTGCATCTGCTTCTATTATTCGCAGGCAATCAGACAAATTTTGCGCGCCCTCTGCCTGCAATGCCTTTCCGTTCCTTTGTAAAAAATAGTTAACTATATAACTTTTGCTTTTGCCCGAGTAATAATCCACTACGCCGTCAATCCAAAAGCGCGCTTGTGCCTGCTTTTTAATTTTAGCAAAAATTAAGCAAAATATTGATTCAACTACCTCTGATGCCTCTGGTTTGCCGCCGCCCATATCTACTTTAGCCGCAGCTATCTTATCAAGCTTAGCAAGTGCTTGTTTTCGCAGATCATCAGCCCATACAATCTGCTTATCTGTGCCTTGCAAGGCTGGTAAATCACTAATTTCGTTTTTGATAGCCGCTATCCTGCACTGCGCGCAATCTTGCTCTTCCATGCGCGCCAACTTGTAAGCCCTATCTTTGTACGGCCCATACATTTGTACTCTCTCGCCATCGTGTCCGCATGCGTGTTTTGGATATTCCCAAGCCATTTTTTTGTCTCCGTTTTTTGTTTTTATGTTGCAAGCTGTTTGCTTGTGGCAATCTTTATAGCTCGTATAAAAATAAATGCAAGTACTTTTTTATAAAAAACAAAAAGAATTTTATTTGGCGGGGGAAGTGGCTTTTTTGCTATAAAAGCGCGGCTTTGCTACAGCTTTTTTACGCGAGATAATATCCTGCTTTTTAAAAAAAACAAAAACGCCGCTGCTCTTTTTTATCTTAAGTGGCTCTATCTCCGCTGCCCTTAGATAGCCTGCACGATATAGGTAGCGCATCTGGTGGTAATGCACGCCAAGCAAGGCCGCCGCCTGGCGGAGGCCGATAAACTCTGCATCCAAAGTACAGCAAAATCTCTTGCCACTTTCTGCCAGCTCTTTTTTAATCTCAGCAACTTTTTTTGCGCAAAGAAGATTCTTTGAGCCAGAGACGCCGCTTTTAATGTAATGCAGGCCGTATAAAGTCTGCGGCTTGTTCCTGTGAAAAAGTCCGCGCAGAGCGGCGGAGCTAAGCCCAAAAATCTTGCCTGCGTCTTGCAAAGTAATAAAATCTTTTTCGGCCATAAAAACTCTTCCTATTTTTTATCTTTATTTTCTTTCGGCCCTTTAAAATTAATGCAGAATAAAACGGCGGGATTGCAGAAAAGAGACGGATAATAATCAATATAATCAATGGATTGCTTTTCTGCGATTAAAAGTTTTGAAAAAGTCTATCTGCCATTAAAAGCATCTTGGCGGCTCAGTATAATCGCGCATAAGTCTGATGTGTGGAGTCTTTTCCCTCTTGGACTAAACTGGCGGCACTTATTTTGTCGCAATATTTTTCAAAAAAGTCCCCCCGATAGGAAGCAAGTAACAAAATTATTTCTTTTTGCGATACTTCGTACAAGATGGATTTCGCCCATGCCGTTAGCGTAGTATCGATAAAAAAGTCTATATCCGCCTGGCTTGCATTACTCCCCAGCGCTTCAAGTGCTTTTCCCTTGTTGTAGTCTGCGCAATATTTTTTGCAGCCATTTTTTATAACTTCTACCGCCACGTCCCGACTACCGCAGGATGTGTGATCATAGTTGCCTCCCTCGTGGCTTTCGACGAGAAAGCTTTTGGGCGCATCATGCTTGATAGCCAACAAAATATGGCCTAAGGAATCTACCTGAACAGCAAGCCTGCCATCAGGCAAAGTCTTAATACGCCCTTGCTTTTTGTAATATTCTATATCTTGCGTAAATTTTAGAGCGGGCACAAAAAATCCTCCTCTTTGATTTTTTCTAGGTATTTAAGGCCCCAAGTAGCATCTAAATAATGGCCGTGTGCCTCTACAATTAACTCATCATGAGATATTATTGCCAAGCGGCCCTCGGACGCTGAAGCAATGCACTCTGCAATATCAGCATCTATGCCAGCATTGGGACTTTCTGGCGGATAGCATATAGCTATCAGTGTCTCTTCGTATTCGATTTTTATGGCGTTTAAGCTTTGGGAAAATATATGTTTAAAATTACTCCTCTCTACCAAAAAGCTCTTAGGCGCATCGCGCCTTACAACCAACCAGCTATCGCTCAGGACGGGGACTATTTTAACAGCAAGCCTGCCATCAGGCAGTTGCCTAATATAGCCTTTTTCTTTTCCGCGCGCTATCTGCGCTTGGATTTCTGCAGCTTCCATAAATGCCTCTTTTTTTGTTTTTATTTAAGTAGTAAATCTCACGTGCGCTTGTTTTTTATTTTGCCCTTTTGCCCTGCTGGCAAAATTGCGGGAGCCGTCGTTCAGCTCGTAAGTCATAAATAATAGGCAATCCCGTGACCCCTGATACATACACGTGGTAAATCTCACGCGCGTCCCTATCATCGGCCTCAATGTATGGCTCCTCGTCGTAGATGCACGCTATAGTTTCGCGGCCAAAATCCCTGCATAATTCTTCGGCCATAGTCATAGCCACAGGCAATCCGTAGGGGCCCCATGTACCCTGGCCGATAATTTTAACGTAGTACGCAGTGTACGCAGTTGCTTTGATTTGTGGTGTGGTCATTTTTTTGTCTCCGTTTTTTGTTTTGTTATTACAAGCTGTTTGCCTGTGGCAATCTTTATAGCTCACGCAAAAAAGATTGCAAGCAGTTTTTTATAAAATGTAAAATATTTTTTATTGCGCGGGGGAATTATATGGCTATAAGTACAAAGCTTCGATTTTTTCGGCACAAGCACATGGCGGGCCGTTTCCAGCGCTTTACGGCGTTGTGCCCGCCATTATCTCTTAATTTTATCAATTTCCATTTTTTGGCCTTTACAGATTAAATTCTATTGGACTGCTTTTAGCCCGCTCACTTTAGCTTCATTAGCCAAGGCCCACACCATAGAGGGATGCTCCGCTACATCATTAACCCAGTACCTCTCCAGGATTTCGATTCCCTCCACCACCCCATGCTCATGCTCCCAAAAGGGTACAAAAGTCCCCGCGAATAAATGGCTGCAGTCGGTAGTCAGCTTCTTTGCTTCACGGCGGGTTATAGTCTTTGCGCTTAAGTCGCGTGTCATGTCTAAAAAGTCCTCCCTGTCTTGCTTGCAGCGGAAAGCGACTGCGATTTTTGTGTTTGCAAATCCGCGCTGATACTCGACCGCGCTGACGCCAGTAAATTCAGCCACAAGCGCATAAAAAAATCTTTTACTCATAATAAGCTCCGTTTTTTGTTGTTAGTTCTACTTTTTTTCTAAGACTAGTCCGCATTCTTTTAGCAGCAGCATTTTATTCCAAATGCTGAAAAATTCTGCCTCCGCGCCGTTTTCGTAAAGTTCCCTTTTAAGAGGGCAAAAATAGCCGTATTTTTCATCCAGCTCGTGCGCAACGGCGGCTGAAAGCCCTTTCAGCAACGGTTCGAAGGAAAGTAGGTCCTCGAGAATTAAATTAGCGTTATCTTTAATAAACCAGCGTGCGAACTTTTCGCCGTGCTCTACTATGGCGTCCGCAAAATCAGGAAAATCGGAATTTCCGTTTTTTCTCAGGGAGGGAATCATATTTTGTCTCCGTTTTTTGTTAATGTTCCTTTCGTAGCGGTCACAAATCGTGACCGCTACAGATAGTCCGCCTACTTTAGCCGCAGCTATCCAATTTAATGTCATTTAATTCCTGCAGTTCGGCGGCTATAAAAGTTTTGAAAGCATGCAAAGCATTAGGTAAGGATTGCGCTGCTAGTCGCACAACCCGAAAATCCGTATCGGCATCGAGCACGCACAGATCCACGCGCGTGACTCGCCCGTGCTCATCTATATCAATGCGCTCTAGTGTAAGCTCTGTTAAATCAGGCTCCGCATAGAGCCTAATATTGTAAATTCTTTTTGCACATCCCCAATGGGCGTCGCGAGAAAAGGACTCCAACTCGTACACAGTGTCAATGTCAAGCTTGATTTCAGCCTGCATTGCTCTTGTCGCCAACTGCTTGCCAAATGCTGTAAAAATCCTGTCCAGTTCTTTCCTGACCCATGTTTTTTTAGTGCCAAGAGCAATAATATCGTCAAAAATTGTATCCATGTTTGTCTCCGTTTTTTGTTTTTTATGTTTCAAGCTGTTTGCCTGTGGCAATCTTTATAGCTCACGCAAAAAAGATTGCAAGCAGTTTTTTACAAAATGTAAAATATTTTTTATATGGCGGGAAAGCTAGGCGCGGAGCGGATTACAGGGCGCTGGACGCTCTTTTGTGGTGCGTTTCTAGTATCTTTTTTGCAATTTTAAAAATGGAAAAATGCCGAATCTTATCTTTCTCGATAATTTTTATAATCTCATATATATATATCGTATCTACAATGCCAGCATTCGGCGGGCTTGCGTGGGTGTAACCAGCGGCATAAGCCTCGATCAGCGCAGCCAGAACGGTACTGTACTCTCTATCAAGCTCCGCTACATAAAAGCCAGACTCAGTCTGAGTGATCAAGCAAATCGCTCTTATATCATCTCCATCAATGGCCCGCTGTATCTTCTCCGCGACTTTTACAGATAATCGCTTCGGCGGACTTGTCATGATCTTAAAAAGTATCTGCGGACTTAGTCCGCTTCGGCGCGCAAACCAATTACGGCAATAGCTCGCTGGCAACGATGTTCGCAAAAAGTCGTTAAGTCTTTTTATTATCTTGGCCGTGTGCTCAGCCGTCATCATCGTGCCGCCGTCATATTTTAGCGACAGTCTTTTTTTAGGCTCGATTTCATTCATCTTGTGATCATCCTGCGTGTATATGATGTTGCGGAGCGGTCACCAAACCACCACGTAATCGCGCAGGCGGCTGTGTCTAACACCGCCAAAACAACGACTTCCTGCAGCTTTTCGTTGCCCGTCTGTAGCAGCGCAAACCAAATAATGGTCTCAAGTACAAGGGCATAGCCCGTCACGATTGGACGGACTAACCTAATAATATTTATAACCCATTTGCTAGCACCGACAGTTTCAGCATCATGCTTATAGCTTGCGGAGCGCAGATCAGAGTCAGCCTGAGTTTCGGCGGACTCTTTCTGCATTTGATGCTCAGCCGTTGCCATACGGAATTCATGCTCTCTCTTTGCCTCATCCGATTGCATTTCCTGTCTTTTTTCTGCGTAATTCGCCGCTCGATTCATCGCAGACCCAGCAAGACCAATCAGCGCCCCAAAGATCATATTTCCTCCCTAATCTTCAGCAAAAATGGCTTAAATTTACTTAGGCCTTTTAGTCTTTCCATTGCCACTCTTGATTGTAATACGTGACTAATGGGAGTGTTAACATCACAAAGCGTGCCTGGTAAAATGCAGCCTTTTGTATCTTGCACCTGATTGCCAGGATGGATTAAAATATCCTCCCTTCCTGGTACGCCTCTGACTAAAAATGCTTGCGGATATTTGGGCGAAGAGTAATCCACGCAAACATAATCACCAGGCGGAATGCAAGACTTTTCTTTTTCGTTATCACGCCAAGGCAACTCAAGAGAGAAGAATAACTCATCATCCCACTTGATTAGTCCAAGAGTGACTTTTTCTGACATGTGATAGCGCAGTAATTCTACTTCCTTCATCTTGTTCCCCTTGAGTAAATGCGCTCTTCCAAGCGCTCGGTTTTTGCTTGATTCTTGTCTGCCTGCTTTTCGACGCTCTGGACTATTGCACCCAGAGAACTAATCTCATTACCAAGACGCACAACTGAAGCACTTAAATTAGTCAGATTGGCGCTTGTTTGTAAGAAAATATAAGTAAGCAAAATTGAAATAACGCCAGCAACCGCAGATAAATATCTCCATATTTTTTGCACAAAACCGTGCATAGTCTTATCGACTAAAGCGGCCAAATCTTCGCGGAATTTCGGGGCTTGCATGAGTCGCATGATTATCAACATCTCCTCATCTTCCGAGCGCGCCTTGCTCGACGGCGAATCGTCTAAGCCAAAAGCAGTTACGCCAGATAGTCCATCTTTTGCCGACCAGTTGACGCGCTGCATCGATTTTAATTTGTCCAATTCGCTCATAAATAGCCCCGTCCGTTGAAAAAGAATGCTTTCTTTCTACAACTTTTCCGCCAGAAAAACAAAATTCTTTAGCATTTATTATCAGGCTACAGCCCCCGCCTCTTTTGCCACCCAAAGCCACTATAACAAGTCCTTGCAACCCTCTCGGGGACTTGTAGCGCAAATAGCAGCCATCCTTGGCTGAAATGGCGAACGTACGACAATACGTGGTATCATAGCGGACTTTACGGAAGACATAAAAAGCAGCTGAAAAAGTCAGCAAAGGGAAAGCCGTAAACCAAGCAAAATGCAAGCTTTCTGTGATAAAAGTAAGCACAAAAAGCGCAAGAATCGACCAATAAGAAATGCAAACCAGACAAAAAGAAACCAGCTTCAAAGCTGGTTCTTTATAATCTATTCTACAGAAAAATAATGTAGTTATAAAGGCAAAGGAAATTGTGTTTGTAAAATCCCATATAGCCCAAGATAAATCTGTAAATTGCCCGATCATTGCATGAAAAGCCTGCAAGATATGCAGTAGTAGCAGCAAGAAAACGCTAATCTCTAGCGGCCCTGGCTGGCTTTTTCGGCTTTGCCTGCGTCTTGGCTTTAGGCTCCACCACCGCCTTTTTTGGGTCGGCGCGCCTGAAGAAGTTCGGTTTTGTGCGGTTTCCACGCGGTTTAAGTCCTTTTGTCATGATAAAAACTCCGATTAATATATAATAAAATTTTATAAAAAAAAAGTAAAATTTTACGCCTTATTCTGGTGGGGGCGCTGGCGGTGTGAATGCTCCATCGGAATAAGTCCAGCCAATACCCGCGCCGCCAGATGATGCAATAAAATAATCAAAATCCTCTGATGGACTATAGGGCGTAATACCGTCCCATTCAGTCACATTTACAACAACACCATCTTTTATTATGCAATAAACCGCCATTTTTTGTTCCTTTTTTAATTAACTTATAAGTTGTACTTTACCAAGTCCAGACAACGCATTTTCCTGCGCCGCCCGCGCCCGCGCTCCCGCCACCGCCGCCAGCGCTCCCACCGCCGCCGCCGCCAGGCTGCGTGCCAGCGCCGCCGCTGGCGCTGGCTCCAGCGCCCCCAAAGACTGATGCGCCGCCGCTTCCGCTGGAGCCAGCGCCACCACCGCCACCGTAAACGGAAGGCGCGGCGGCAAAGCCCCCACCGCCACCACCACCGCCAGTGTAGTAGCCCCCAATCGCCGAGTTAACACTCGATACTTTAGCGCCTTTGCCTTCGTGTGCTAGTCCAGTCTCAGGAGCAGAAACAATGTCATTGCCTGCTACCGTTGCTGTTGCAAGGTAGCCGCCGCCGCTTCCGCCTCTTTCGCCGCCAGCGCTCCCACCGCTGCCTCCGTAGCCATAGATGTGTGAGCCAAAGCTGGTAGTGCCGCCAGCGCCAGCTGTGCCGCCACCAGCGCCACCAGAGCCGATCGTAACGGATACAGAGCTACCAAGATCTGCGAGTAAAAAAGTGGCCTCTTTATATGATCCGCCACCGCCACCGCTGCCAGGGACGCCAGCAAGTCCAGCGCCACCACCGCCACCACCCCATACTTGCACGCGCGCATATGTCCCAGTGCTAGGTTTAGTCCATGTGCCAGACGAAGTGAAGGCTTGCTGATTGGGAGCCACAGCCCCTGCTAAAGCCACGCCGCTTGCGCGCTGATATGATACGCAAACCCAATTACCAGAGCCAAGACTAACAAAAACCGCAGTATCTCCAGCAGCCGTTGTAATGCTCGCAGCCGTTGGTAAAATCATGCTTGTGGCATTGTACGCGAGAGATAAAGCCCCTGTAAATCTAACTATCCGAGTAGTCCCCGCCTGCACCGTACCAAAACTCGCGATAGCCGTAGTCCCCGTGATAAATATAAAATTGCCCCCCGCCGCTCCTATATCTGCCGTGGTTGCGCTAGCAATATCTGCGCCCTTGGCCCAATCTATCGCGCCAGTTAAACTTCCGCCGCTTTTTGACAATAGTCCAAGCCCCGTTGCGCTAAGAGTACCGATATTTATCCAAGCAGAGTTAGCGGCGTTACGGATCTTCAGAAGTCCAGTTGTTGTATCTGCCCATAGCTGATAAGCATAAGTTGTGCTAGGCGCTGATGCGCCGCTAGAAAGGCTTCCAAGCGCCTGCAAGGCATCGTTCATTTCCGAGCGCATCGCTGGAAAAGTCTGGTTACTTAAAACTAAATCACTTTGCGCCATTATATTCTACTCCAAAGATTATTAATATCCATGTGCTTCCCATTTTACATTTCTCACTATTCTAGTCCCGCCAGAGTTATAAGCATTTAAAGTGAATCCCGTAATTGTTGTTCCTGTGATTGTGATAAAATCGCCAGTTTGGGCGTTCTGCATGGTTCCGCCAGCCACAGCAGTTGTAGTAAAAACTTTGTTAAATGTCACGCTTGTTGCAGCGCTAGAGCTAGTCGTTATAACACCACTGTCGGTTAGGTCTGGCACATCAACGACAGCAGAAAGACTAGATATAGATATATTTAAGGCGTCGTCAGAAGACGCCACCTCGATTTTAAACTTAAACGCGCGCGCGGTGTAGTCGCCAACGATAACTTTTCTCCAGGGACTCCAGGTTGGCAAGCCAGCAGGATCATCACTTGTGCTAGATACATAAAAATAAACATCAATGCCAGTCACGTCTTCGCCATCAAAGCGTCCAGCGGCATCGTCAAAGAGTCCAGGTCTTTCGTCAAATGTGTCATTTCCGTTTGCCACAGTAGCCTGCATCTCCATCGATATTCTTGATGTTGTAACAACTCCAACATCTAAATAGCTCGCAAACTCGTAGACTCCAGACGTGCTAAAAGGCCCAGCTCCCGTCAGTTTTAGGTTGCTTGACGCAACTGTCATATTGGTTTTTGCGCCGCTGAAAGTAGGGTGTTCATCCCTTGTTAAAATGGCATTAAGGGGGACTATATTTGCGACAGACGAGGTTATTTCAGCGGCGGCGGTGGACTCCGTGCCCGTCGAATCGAGAAACTTAGCCATGTAAGTACCCGCTAAAAGTGGCACTACTGCATGAGTAGCAACGCCAGCTAGAGCCGAGGTTATATCTACGGCGGCTGACCAGCTCGCCCCCGTTGTAAGTGGAGTATATCTAAGCCGCACCGTGCCACCGATCCTGACATCAAGATCCGTAGCCAAATCCCAGGACAGGTGCGCATTATTGTGGATTTGATTAAGCGAAAAGCCCGCAACGTTAGCAGGCGGCGCAGAAAGTCCATATAAAGCAATCACCGAGGATGCGTAGTCTGATAAAACGCCAACAGAGTTTTGCGCGCGCACCCTGAAGTTATAGTTGCCAGGCTTCACATCAAAAATAGTAAAGCTTGTATCTATAGTCCTAGGCAAGACTATATAATCTGAATCAGTGGTTAGTTTGTACTCCAGGACATATGAATCGGTAAAAGAATCTGAGGAGGGCGACCAGCTGACAACGGCTTTAGCCTTAACTCCGCCGCTTTCAATCGTACTATAAAGAGACTCAACCGCGCTCGGTGCGCCAGGAGCAGAAACAGAAAATGGATTTGCAAGATTGGTATTTGGTGCAGAATCATAAATAGTCGCCTCCCCAGAGTTCCAGTCATACGAAGCAGAATTTTCTTCCTGCGCCATTATTTTTACACCAGAAGTCGGCTCGAACTCCCAATGGACTATTCTAAACTCTTTATTGACCCAGCCGAAATCCGCATCAGTCCTTGTTATTACGTCAAAGACCGCAAGTTGCATGCCAGAGATGTTTAAGTGCATGTCAATCATTATTGATTGCCTGGCTTTTTCTAGGATTATTTTAGCCATCCTTTGACATCTTTCAGGGTCAATTTGCATGGGGAAATTAACCTCTTTCTCTATGCGCGTCCCGCCGTCTTCGGCCTCATAAGTTGCATTGAGTACCGTAGGAAAAGAGGTCGGTGTGTGCAGGTTGCTTGCGTCAACAAACCCGCCTTTTACGGCGTTAAAAAGGTCTTTACGCTCCATCCTAGGAACTATTTTTATTGGTCCAGCCAACATATCGTCGGTGACATCTAGCACGGGAATATTATATGCCGCCGCGTGACAGCGGAATTTGCCTTGCGAGTATGTTACGGGAGCAAGTAACGAGCTTGTCAGTATGTCAAGGTTATTTATAGCCGACTGCTCCATAGATAAAACGCCATCACAGGTAAAACGCGCATGGGTGCTGCCATCCTTTTTTGTAACAGCCTCATCACACAAATCCGCAATATCGCTAAAACTAACATTATCTATGCGAGACGAGGGCACTGCAAAGCCGAAATCAGCTGTCAAATAGTCCCTTACGCATAAAGCTGGATTATTACTCCAAGCAGTCGTACTGCTGCGAGGGTCATAGACTTTTCGGCCTTTTACAAGCGCCGAAATGTTAGGAACGCCATTGATAAAAATATCCGTATTGAACTCTAGTATCACATGCAGGTAAGCAATCCCCCTACCCTGAAAATTAGAGTCCCAGCCACTCACCCGCGCAAGAGCGACGGAATCGGCGGCTTGCGTAGTAGTCCCGAGATGTTTTATAATCCGTGCATAACTAAATCCATCGCGAAAAAAAGGAGCGCTTGTAACAAAGCCGCTGCCATCAAGCGTTAGAGCCTGATCATCGAAATAAACTGCTGTAATCTCCTCGAGCTCATGCCCTGCGATTGATACCATCAAATGTAAAAAAGGATTATCTCCAGACTTAGCCGATCCATCGGACCTAAAACCGCTTGATTCAGTCTGCATAAAAGAAAGATTTCCTCCGACCCGCGCTGTGCCATAGATAATCTTGTGTGGCTCATCTGCTGTGCGCGTTTGTAAGGTCACGCCGTTTTGATAGCTCGAAAAATCAAACTTTGGCGCTTTTGGTTTAAAAACGGTCGATGCGACAAAACCAAGCGTGGCCGTAACAAGTCCGCCAAAAACTGCGGCCCCGATAGTGGTTGCAAATATACTGCCCGCAAGAATGGTCGGTGCAGCAGCCGCCGCTGCCGCGCCTGCAATAGAGGCAACGCCCAAGCCGATTGTTATTGGATCGGCGTGAGCCGCAATACTAAATAGCAATGCAAAGATAAAAAAGACTATATAGCGCAAGGCGAACTCTCCCAGCAGCACTGCATCCGATCAGGCTTTAATCCAATCAAGCCTTTACTTTCATTCAAAAAATATGCCTTGCCCTCTGCGACTATACCAAGGCAGTTATATCCATTCATCACTATATCACCAGTCTGCGCGCGCAAAACATCCTTTTGGACTAAAAAAGAATCGACGCAAGATTTTATGGAGTCAAAGCCAGCAAAACCTAGCATTGCACGCGCTGTCTCTTTGTTTTTGTAAGTGCCTCTTACTAATTTTGCGTAGTCCTCATGGCCAAGCTCGATAAGATAGTCCGCGACAAAAAGCACGCAATCACGCCGCCCCCAAACAAAATTCTGATTAAGATTTTTTGCGATATAGTCTTTTGCAATTTTCCGCTTATCAAAAAGACTTGCGGCCCCAGTAGACTGTTTTTGTTGCTGCCTGCTCGGCAAAACTGAAAAATTTGTCGGTTGGGTATCTACTCTGCTGGTCTGCATTGTTGTATCTCCTTACTCTTGGCCGTTCCCAGTCCGCGAATTCATTTTCGATGCGGAGCGTTATGCTTGCAGTTGTACTAGATTTTTCAATTTGTGCATTATCAATTTTGCCTTCAAATAAAATTGCTGGACTAGTGATCAAAACATTTGTCTCAAGATTTATAAAGCCGCCATACAATGTAGCGCTCCTGCCCTGATAATGCTGCCCAAAAATAATTGACACAAGAGAGATGTTTAGCCCAGATAAGCCAACCTCGAGAGTTGGCCGCGACATATCGCCCGCCTCCCTTACTGCGCCAATCGACGCAAGGGAGCCAGCGCCAGTATAAACCTGGCCATCATAAGTAAGCGCCCCAAGGCGTGAGTGGAAGCCGATTGTGCCGCCATCAAGAGCAAGTTTAAGCAGAAAAATAGGCGCATTAGCAGCGGCGATTGACGCAGCTAAAGTCGATGCAGTTAAATCGCGGCTCATACAAAAACCTCATGTGCTGTAAAAGTCATTTCGTCATAGACGCTATTATAGTCCGCTGACCAACTGGCCTGCGAATCGCTATCAAGTATCATCAAGCAAGATGCTCTATACAAAATAATAGGCTCATTATCTGCGGGAGATTCTCTCAGAGCTGGCTTAAAACTGAGCGTGGCATTCCCGCTACCGTCAGAGCTTGCGGCCTGTGTTATCATTTTTAGTTCGCCATTGATGCTCATGTAGTCTCCAGGCACTAAGATGTTAATCGTGCTTGCTGTCCAGCCATCGGTATTAAGACTACTTCCCGTCTGGCTGCCGCCAAGGACTAAAGGATTCCCGCTCGCAACCCCGCGCGGCGATATAGCATCAGGATCAAAAGCATAAAAAGTATTTACGCCGCCCTCCAAGGACAGAAAAAAGGCCTGCCAATATGCTGCACTATCTCTATGCATGCGCGGCAAAGTGTATGATGCCTGCCACCTGCTGCCAGCTAAAAGCTGGCGCTGCACATAGCGCGAAAACGGCGATTCAAAACGCTGCGTGTTTGTTTGTAGTCCAAAAGTCGAATTGCGGAAAGCTGGAAAGCTTGGCATGTAAATTGGCATTTTAGGCCCTCCGCCCAATAGATCTACTTTCCGATCCGCCACGCTCCAAAGCCTGAAAAACTCCCTGTTTCGCGCGCTGCTCAATGATTGGAGCGGCGTTCATGATTGCGGCGGCAATCGTGGACTCTAGTCCAGGAGAAATATTAAAAACGTTCGTGACGCTCACGCCGCCACCAAGTCCCTGGCCATTAGGGATAACCGTCCCCGCCATTTTAGGCATAAATAATTCTGGACCATTTTCACCGACTACTGACAGACGATTAATAGGCGGCTGCCCTCCCGCTGCAAAGCCCTTGATGTTGGTGGTTGGCCTTAGCACAGGGATCGGAGCGCCACCCGCGCCGCGTTGAGCTAAGCCGCTTGAAGAGCCAAATGCGGCTCCTATGCCGCCAGTGATTGCGCTTGTTAGTCCAGAGACTATCGGAGAAACAATCGAGGCGCGGATAATAGCCTGCGAAACGTCCATCAGGATATTATTAGCCATATTTCTAAAGCTTTTAAAACTCACTTCACCCCTTGCAAGAGCTGCGCTTATATCGTCCGCCCATTGCTCCGACTGCCAGCCTATTTGCTCTGTAATCTCGTCATATGCGGTCTTATTGTTTTCTAGCCAATCATCTGTCTGTTTTTTTAAGTCCGCAACCCTGTCAGCTTCTTCTTTTTCGGTGTCCTTTGCCAGTCTCTTTCTGCCTTCCTCTTCTTCTTTTGCTAATTTCTCTCTTTCTTTTCTGGCCTTTTTGTCCTTATCACTTTCTTTGTCTTTTGTATCGTCAACCATGTCTTGCAGTTCTTTATTTTTCTCAATTGCTCCCTCGGCGGACTTAGTTAGCGGATGCTCTATTTTGGCCTTATTCCCCAGCCCAAAGACAGGCATGCTAGCGGCAAGCTCGCGGTTCCTTTCGGCAAGTTTACCAGTAACTTTTTCTAGCTCTTTTGAGATTTTTAAGGATTCTTCTTGATCATCCGTCATCAGATTAAATGCCAAACGCACAGAAAGGGACGCCTTCCAGAGGGTAATAAGGACTAATTCCAGCCCTCTTATCGCCATTGACAAAGCATCGACTAGGCCCAAAGAAGAACTCATCTCGCGAAAAACGTTGCCTAAGGACGTAATCGATGCAGTATATGTATCGCTCATCTTTTTTGCAGCGCCCTCGTTCTTTCTCATGGCCTCAAGCAAAGGCCCTTTAAGCATCTCCGCCGTCACCGTGCCCGTCGAAATCATCTTACGCAAATCGCTTGCAGATACTCCTATTGCTGTGGCGATAGCATCAAAAGAGCCAGGCAAACGATCAGTTACTTGCCGCATATCTTCCATCGTCACTGTGCCACTTGTGAGCATCTGAGATAGTCCAAGGAATGCAAGCTGCTGCTCGCTTGTAGATAGCTGTAATGCCGCAAAGTTATCATTCATCAAGCGCAGGATTTCGCGCATCTCTTCCATCGAGATTTTATTAGTCTGCACGGCTGGTAAAAGCCTTAGATATGCATCACTTAAAGCGATCAAATCAACTTTTTGCGCATCCGCCATCTGCCGCAAGAACGTCATAGCCTCGCTTGCTTGCGTTGCACCGCCAGTCGTCGCATTTAGTCTAGCCTCTAGCCCCTGCATCTGGACGCTTGCGTTCTTTATATCAGATGCAAGATTTGCTAATCCGATGCCAGCAACTACGTTTCCAAGCGCCCCAAAAGCGCGCTTCATCCCGTCAGTAGTTTTTTCTGTTGCAGTCGTGATTGCGCCGAGTTCTCGCTTTAATTCGCGCGAATCAGCCGATATTTTTACCGAGAGTTCAGTTAATTCCGCCACTTTCTGCCCTCTCTATTAGTCCCTTAAACTTATTCTTTAAGTCTCTGTATTCTTGCTTCGTCGGCGGCTTATTAGCTTTGTTTTTCCTGCCAGTTTTTTCCTTCCAGCCCTCAAAAGCATCCATTATATCCCAGGTCGTAGCAGCCCAAAATTGGCACGGACTCCAGCCCAGGACGCCTAAGCAAATCTCTCTGTACTCTCGCCAAGGAAAGCAGCGGCCTTCCGCAGGTTCGCTATCTTCCCCTGGATCATTTCTCTGTTGTTCTCCCTTTTTTTTTGGGGAGAAACTGAAATAATCCAAAACTCAATTAGAATATATTTAGCCTCATCAATGCCGCAATGATCCAATATCCATGCTTCAAAATCAGCAGCTTTTACTTCTGGACTATTAGCGCAGATTTCGAACATCTGAGCCAGCACATCAAAACGCGCCTCGATAATCTTTTCCTGAAACTGGACTATATCGCAGTCATAAACTATTTGCAGTTTCTTAAGAACCGCTAGTGTGCCACAAAGGGTTACTTTGTGGCCGTCTAGATCAACTACTAACTCGGGGGAAATTCGTTCTACCATTTTTTACCTAAATTGTAATGTTATTTTGCAGGCATTGGACAGCGAATAGCTGCTACCGTCACGCTGTTCACGGCGGAATAAGAGACGGCAACAGCGCCAGAGGAATTGTTAAAAATAGCAGGCTCAAAAAAGCCTATTAGCCTGTTTTCTCCAGCTGTGACTGTTACAGCTTGATTACTTGCTGTAAGCGTGCCGAATCCTGGCTTAGTCGTGCTGGTTACTTGCGCGGCGAAGGTTACAGTAATGTCTGCCCCGCTGGCATTGGCAATGTGAAGAAAAGTCCTCCCCTCATTCGCAAAAGTATCGCCGCCAGCTGCAGCGGAAACTGTTGTAAACTCAAGGCCTGAACGTGCTAAATTTTGTACTGTTAAAGCTGCCATGTTATATTACTCCTATAATGCCTGATCTGCTGCATAAGTCCAAGCGCCACTGCTTTCGAGAGTGATCGAAAAAGTCTCTTCGTTGTTGTGGTCGCCCGCTCTTTCGTAGCTTGTAATTAAAAATGAGCCTTGCAAGGTGTCGGCGGTAGTCCCGTTGGAATTAAAAATCATTGTGAAAGTGTTGATAGAGCCAGCCATTGCATAGCCGCGCAAAGTGTCGTTTACAGCGAGATCATCATAAACACCTTCAGCGCTCACGCTTAGGCTTAGCGTTCCTGCGCCTTCAAGTAAAGTCCTATAGCCGTTGGAGTCTTTATTTGTTACATCAACTGATTCAGCGCCAATAGAAAAACTGGTTGCTCTTAGTCCAGCAACATTAGTCCCGCTTGCAAGCGTTCCCTGTCTTAATAAAAATTCTCTACCTTGTTTTGCCGCCATTTATTGCTCCCTTGTTATGCATTTAAATCTTATTACACCGTGATAAGTAAATAATCCATCAGAATTATCTTTTATAATATCTGTTAGTCCGTCCCACAATATCAATAAAAAGTCATTAGAAGCAACGGATAGCTGCGCATTATGCAGTAAAAAATGCAATCTGCTCAGTATATTGCTGCATTGTTCGGGGTCTCCCGATTGGCTCCAGGCATGTATAGTAGCCAAAACCTCTGCGCCATTTTTATCTTTTGTATCCCATGCGGACGCCGAATAGTCCCCAATCACAATGTAAGGAAATGCTGGCTCTGACTCTTGCGGATTAGAAACAATGCCCGCATTTGTGCCAGCGCCAAGCATAGCCAGCAAAGTTGCATCCGCAGAAACGACTGCATCAATAGCTTTTATCACCTCAAAACCGCTAAACCCTGCCATTTAAAGCCCTTTTAACTGCTAATCTTATGCTGCGTAGCAGCTTATCGCCATTATTTTTTAGCGCGGGAAAAAGCCACGGACGTGCCGCCATTTTTCTCGTGCCGTACTCTAAATCTTTGCCGTACTTAATATTAGTCCCCACCCTTACAGCATATCCACCTTGCTCTGCAGATATTAAAACTCCAGAGACTAAGCGCCCTGTGTCTGTGGCGGGCGGCTGACCTGGAGCGGACGCTATATGGGTAACATTTTTTGATTTTTTATAACGCCGACCAGTTTTAGGCCCGCGCTGTATTGATCTCCTCGATTCAGCTTGTACCATCAGCGCGCCGCCAAGCACAGCGGCCTTGACCGACCTTTCCGCTGAATCACCTCTTTTTTTTAGCTCCCTGCGTATATTATCTATGCCTTGCACCTCGACATTTATTTTCATGCTGCGGCCTCTGGATTTTCTGAGCAGCTAACAATAAACCATTTATTAGCCTCTTCTAAGTTCATAAGTCCAGTGATGTGAAAATATCTTGAGCCAAATTTTACTCTATGCCCAACGGAAATGCTTAGGTCTGGCGAGTATCTAATCGCTATTTCGTGCGTGGTGTGCTGCTCAAGCTTCATGGCGCGCGCAAACTCACTTGCGCGTTTTGGCGTTATCATGGCTCTGACTGTTGCATATGTAGTAAAAGTAGTCGTCATGCCCCCGCCTGCTCTGCGAGTGTTACCCTTGCTTTGCAGCTCTATTTCCTCTCTCAATAGTCCAGAGCTCAAATCGCAGCAGGTTTTTACCATGGGCTGACACTCTCAAGCTTAAATGGCAACAAAAGCCGCGTAGAAATTGCGGGCATATCAGCGCCGCAGTCCCCCCGATTTTCGTACATTTCGGCAATAATACATAAAATTGCTTGCTTAATCGGCGCAGGCACATCAGATGCAGCCGCGCCGTAGCCTGCCACAAAGACTATTTCACCGCCATCAGCAAGGCGCAGAGCCGTGTTTGGCCAAGTCTGACCATCACGCAGGCTTACCTTACCGCAGCCAGAATATGGACCAGAATAAGTAGATACTTGATATAGGTTACTGCTCATTGTGTAAGCCGTATCATCTACGCCATAAGATTTTATGCTTGATACACTCACAAGCGGAGCTAAGGGCAGTACGATACTTCTTTTTGTGGTTATAGCCGCAGAAATGCGCCCTTCGCGCACTCCATCCCACCATCCTGCTTCGTCTCCGCTGGCATACCCAGGGAAGGCGTCGAAAAATATTTTATGGGTTTGATTGATAAAAGCGCGCTTAGTAAATTGCTCTGCAAGAGAGCGAGACGCGGTGATAATAGTCCCTATGTAAGAATCATCCGCGCTAGAACTGATGCGCAAATGGCTTTTCGCCTCCGCAACGGAGACAGGCTCTGCGGCTGGAGCTGTGACTAGTGCTAGTCTGTATTCCACGATGCGCCCTTTTCATTTATTGGTTGTGATGGTTGCGCGCCAAAAAGACAGCTAACCCCGACGAAAACTGCAGGTTTAATCTGTCTAAATCCTATGTCTGTTATTTTTAAACCAACATCAGGAATGTTAATAAAAGTCGTTTCCACAAATTCTTCGGCGGACCTGTTGAATTCTCTTACCAGGTCTTGATTATCTGTATTGTTTGCGCCCTGCTCCGCTGCTCTTGCTTGAAGGCCCTTTTCTGCCGCTGTTACTTGATTTTTAAGATCATCATAGAGAATAGCCACCTTTAGTGCCGCTTCTGATTCCAATTCGATTTCAATAAGACTACCTAGAGCCTTAAAAATGTCCGCTGCCTGCCTGAGACTTATTCGCATGTTTTCCCTCTGTTTTTGATTACTAAACTAGCACGCAGTCTCCAGGTTTTTATCTAAAAAACAAGTCTAATCATCATCAGAAAAGACTAGAGATTGCTGCGCTGTCCCAAAATTAGGGTCTAGCTGCTTTTTAATATAGTCATAAATCATCTTATAAAGGATCGGCGGTACAGGTAGCGCCTCTATGCTAAAAGTTATGTCTC